CTGGCTTGATTTTACTCCATTTGTTTATCTTACCGTGGGCGTTGGAACAAAGATAGGTAATAATTTGGTGACTACAGATTTAATTTATTATATTTGTGGAGTTATATAGGCACATTTTAAACTAAAAATTATGGAAATCAAATTCAATTCATTACAACAGGCGACTATCGGAGTATCAGGTAGTGATATTACCTATGAGTGTATGGGTAATGCCAGTATTTCGGGAAATACTCTCAACTCATTTGAGAGTGGTAATATCACCAAGAAAAGTGACGGAACACATCTTGCCAATTTCAGTTCTTTCAGAGATGGGCAAATGAGTATAAACTTTGAAGGTGGTTCTCCAGAGGACTGGCCCAATCTTATAAGCGTTGCCAATAACTTCTTGGCTGATTTGAGAGAAAAAGTCAGCACTATTGACTTTAGTACAATGAATCTTTAAATTAAATACTGATTATGGCTGAAACTAAGAAAGAAAAAGGTTTGACACTTACAAAAGGAGAAACTATCCAGTTGGCTACAACCTTAAAAGAGTTACATTATGGTAGTCTGTCCTCAGAAGGGGCAATGAAATTATTGAAGAACACCCTTAGTGTATGCAAGGAACAAGACGCTGCCGAAAAAGCCCAACAGGCTATTGTCAAAGGTTTCCGTACCGATGAATACAAGACGTTGAGTGAAAAAGTGCAGCAAAATGATGCTACGGAAGAGGAAAAGAAACATTTCGATTCACTCAACCGCACCGCAATGAATAAAATCAATGAACTTACTGAGATTCTGTTTAATGAGGAAGTAACTCTGGAAATACAGAAATTCACTGACGAGGAATTTGATAAAATCCGTGAAGCCAACAAGGATAAAGTTACTAACGGTGGATTTGTCACTATCTATAAATGGTTATGTTAAAGGGATTACAAAGCAGGTTTCTGTTGGTTGACGGCAAGTTCAACCTTACTTCCGGAGTGGAGAAACATAAGGACGGGATTTGGTTTTATTGTGTGTTCGATACGTTCCGTATTTACGCTTCCGACTTCGGAGCCAAGTTTGTCAACTTCCTACAGAAACCGGCTTCCTTTTTCGTAATGAACAGAACACTGATAATAGGTAACTTGCAGAAGGGAATCAAGAAATATGTTCCCGGCGTTTCCATAAAGACCATTGATGTAGGGTATTTTGCCAATGACAGGACTGAATATCATTTGAAGATAGAATATACTTCCACGGATGATAAACAAAACAAGATTGATGATGTAACTTTCGTATAGCCGGCTGGCATATATGCCGTACTTCATTCAGGTGCATGATTGAAACAAATTAAAAACTTTACTATGGCTCAGACAAAGGAAGAACTTTTAAAATACTTCGCCAGTCTTGATGTGGCACGTTTACAGAAATTGCAGAACTATTCCAAGTTACTCATAATTCCGGAAGAGGATTTGCTTTCAAATGCCACCATGTCACAGATGGTGCAGAAAGCCCACTCACTGGCTGATTCCCTTTTCCCAGAATGGACTGACCGCAGTGAATCCGATTTCGGGGAATTTCTAGTGGAGCTGTTCGCCATTTTTTCGGAAAAGGATTTTTGGTATCTCAACGCTTTTGCCAATGAAAGCATATTAAGAAAAATGCGCTCGTACAGTAATGCATTTTCCAAGGCATCCTCTATGGGTTATCAGGCTATTACTTGCAAAAGTGCTTCGGCAAGTTTTAACGTGCAGTTTGTTGCAGGACCAGCCGCTACTTACCATAGGGGCGATTTGCTTGTAAGTGTGGGTGACAAAAAATTCACCAACTGGGAAGAATTTTCGCTGCCTGTCAATGCTGCAAGCACCACCAAACAGATTACTCTGCATGAGGGAACACTTTATGCGGAAGATTTCATGTTCAGTGGGTATTCGGTACTGGTAAGAAAGGAGAACATTGATATAAACAGTATTTCCGTGGTTATAGACAATGTAACCTATACACGGGTGAATAACTTCGGATTCTCTTCTCCCGAAAGCACGCATTACCTAGTTATTCCGGAAGAAGATGGTTCAGTAGGAATATTCTTTGGTGATGGTACTTACGGAATAAAACCCCCCATAGGAAAGGCTATTCATGTTGAATACCGGAAATCAAGTGGTGCTGATGGTAATCTTTCTGTTCAGAACGCTTCCGTACTGGATTCACTGGCATCACGAAGCGCCACTTCCGTAACCATGCTTACAGCTTCCACAGGCGGTACTAATGCGGATACATTTGCTGCCATACGTGAAAAGGCTCCCACTTATTTCGCTACAAAACGGGCTGTTATCAATGAGGAAATCGCTGAACAGACACTTAACAATTTCCCGTTTGTGCATAAATCCAAGGTAAAAGTGATGGGGCGTCAGGTAAGTTACATGGTTATACCTACTTCGGGAAGTGCGGAATTAAATTCTTCCGAGCTTTCCACGCTCAATACGGAATTTGTTCCCTACGTGATGGGAGGTTATGAAGCCAATCATGCAAATAACCAGTACGTCAATCTACTTACGGCACTGGGTGCTACGAAATTCATAGTGGACGCTGTTGTCGCTCCCGGCTATGATATGGCTTCCATACGTAGCGGTATCTTACAGGTGGTAAGTGATGTTACAAATCCTTTGGTGCGTGCGGAATACGGGGTAGGAATAACAAAATCAGGTCTGGATATCCTTATCCGTTCCTCTGTTGCAGGGGTTCAGAACTGTACGTTCAAGAAACTTTCGGGAAGTACGGAATCAATAATTCCCGAAGTTGTCCTAGGAGAGTTGGAGATTTTCAGTACAATTGACACATCTAAAGTGGAGGTAAGATTAAATGTCGTTTAAAAGTAACATACCGGAACAGGTGCTTGCACATCCCAATACGAAAAAGTTCATCTCTGTAATGGACGGGGTTAATGAAGTGAAGTCGGATATCATATTCACTTCATTACGTGCATATAATCCGGCACTGCTTCTTGATAAGAACTGGCTGCTTAAACGTCTGGGTGACTATGGTGTGGATTTCATACCTATGGAGTTTCCATTACCTATTATACAGCAGTTTCTTCTCAATGCGGATATTATTCTTGGTACTAGGGGAAGTAAAAAAGGCGTTGAATTGTTCCTTAGTGTAATGACACTGGGAACAGTATCGGTAAACTTCAATTCCTTTTATGCGGACCCACAGGTATTGCTCCTTAACTCCCTTATACAAGGGCATATAGTGGGTGATAGTACAGACCCGAAGTTCTACCTTATAGGTAACTCGGATATAATAAATCCGGCGGTTACTTTTTCGGCTACAATAAACAGCATATATTTCGGTACTTCCTATAAGGATGTTATCGTAAATACAATAAAAAAGGTGCTTCCGTCATGGCTGGGTTTCAGTCCTAACAAGACCATAAACATAACAACCAATACGGCAAGCAGCTATTATTTTCATCCGTTACTAAATCCGTATTTTGTATGAGTGCAATTATAGAAAGAGCGTTCAATAAGACGCAGAAAATTATCCGTGCGGTTTTCAGAGGCTCCCCAAACCTTATAACCACATCTGATTTGAACCGGCAGTTTGAAAGCATGAGGTATCAGGCTGACCGTATAGACGAGCGTATCGGTGTGATTAGTGACCTTTCATTAAAAGTCGAAGTTGAGGATGATACTTGGACAATCACCCCGTCATTTACTTATCTTGAGGCTAAAGGGCTTTCTTTCAATCCGGAAAAATCAGCCGTTTCTTTGTTTAGTGAGAGTGGTGTTTATCTCTGCTTAACTGCTGATACTGAAACAGTTACGTATGCTTCGGACTTTAGCCATGAAATTGCTGGAGCGTCATTTGCAGATGGTACTTCTATGGCTTCCGCAGACCAGTTGGTGTACAAAAATGAAAGCATAGTGGTTGTCAAAGACCCTTCATCGCTGGACAACTTGGTAGCGGTTCTGGCACGATGCACCAAGGATGCCACAATCATCTATGCCATACCTAACAGGTCAACCATACAGGACTATGTAAAGACAGTGGTTAGCCCTCTTCTCAACAGAATTGCACTTTTGGAGTCGGCGATAATAAATACCGTTACCGTGGGAAGTATAATGATGTGGAACAAATCCCTCTTGGGAAAAGTCACTATCGAGGATATAAAGAACTCCATTCCTTATGGCTTTGTTCCCTGTCACAGACTTATGTTGGGTTCTGCCACAGCCAATACTGAATTTGCGGCATGGTCTGCCTACTGTAAGGAACTGGGATTCACGATAACAATGACCGGAGGTTCCACATATTCAATCAATTTCGCACAGATTTCGGGAGTTCCGCTTATGGACGGACGTTTCCCGTTGGGTCCTAATACTGCCTACACTTTGGGTTCTACCGGAGGTAATGAATCCATTACACTTACCGAGAGCCAGCTTCCACCGCATACCCACGTATATTCCGGAACAAACAAGGATGTCGGCAGGTCTTACAATTTCACCAAGGCTAACGGTAAATCTGGAACTTATTCCAAAACCCAAATTGCGGAAAATGGTTCGGGAGCGGATGGTAACGACAACAGAAGTGCGGCTTCCGAAACCACATCCACAGGTGATGGCGGTGCAGTTAATATAATGCCTCCGTATCTGGCGCTTTACTTTATTATAAAGATAAAATAGGTTTTTCCGGCATTTGTTTGTTTCAAAAACTTTTGTATCTTTGTATTGGTATTTGATGCTAATTCTCTATGTCTTTATCTAAGGTTGGACCCAGTGATGGGTCTAGCCTTTATATTTATATATCATATAATATTAAAAACGAAATTATTCACTCTAAATACTTATTGCGAAGATGGAAGTTGGAAGTAGCTTGATTTTAAGCAGTGCCGAAATAACAGCTTTGGGTAGTACGGTTGACAAGGTACTTGAATCATTAACCTTACCTAATCCCGAATATCAGAACAAGATACGTTTCGGACGTAATAAGAAATTCTATTCGTCCATACCCAAGACCTTGTGTTATGTATCACGTGAGGGTTCAAATTATGTTTTGCCCCGTTATTATTTCGGGGAACTTGGAAAATACGGTAATGAGGGAAGGGACATTTCCGGAAACTTCAAATTCTCATTACGTGATTACCAGCAAATTTTTTGGGATGAAAACAGGTGTCACCTTGATGAAAGTACAGGAATACTTCTTGAAGGTAAATGCGGTAGTGGTAAATGTCATGGTAAAGGAACTAAGATACTAATGTACGATGGTTCGGTTAAAAATGTGGAAGATATTGTTGTTGGAGATGAGCTAATGGGAGATGATTCCACTCCTAGAAAAGTTTTGTCTTTGGCACGTGGTCGTGAGGAAATGTTTAAAGTAGTACAAACTAAAGGCATTACTTATACAGTAAATAAATCGCATATATTGTCTTTACAATACAGACCTTGGGGTGCTAGGCAAGGTTTTAAAAGTAAGAAGGATGCCAAAGATTATGGTAAAGTGATAGATTTACCTTTAACTACTTACTTGTCACTTAATAAAACTAACTCCAAATATTACTATGGGTATTCTGTTCCTGTAGAATATCCGGATAAAGAGGTTCCTTTTGCCCCTTATCTTTTAGGTGCTTGGTTGGGTGATGGTGCTTCTAAAGAAGTTTCTTTCACCTGTAACTATAATGACAGAGCTTTGATACACTATTACCGAGATATTGCCGAACAATTTAATCTTAATGTTACTGTTCATAAACAATTTTCTAAGGGTGTTAGGAATAAATCCAATATCTTTAGATTGGTGCGTAAGGTAAATGGAGGTACTAATGGTTTGTTGGTTTTATTTCAATCTCTAAACCTTATACATAATAAGCATATTCCTACTATGTATCTGATAAATAGCCGGGAAAAGAGGCTTCAATTATTAGCTGGTCTTTTAGATACTGACGGGTGCTTAACGAAAGGAGGATTTGAAATTACTCAAAAACGTAAAGCATTGATTTTACAGATACGGACATTGTGCTGGTCATTGGGTTTTCGTGCCCATCTTTCTGTGAAACTTATAAAGAAGGTTCCCTATTACAGACTGTTTATAAGCGGAAATTTAGACCAAATTCCTACCAAACTTCCTCGAAAAAAGGCATCTCCACGAGTAATAAACAAAGACCCACATGTAACATCAATAACTGTAAAGTCTATCGGAGAAGGTGATTACTATGGTTTTATGCTGGATGGTAATCATAGGTACTGTTTGGAAGATGGAACAGTGACACATAATACGGTCATGGGATTATGGATTTCCCTTGAACGGGGAAAACAGACACTTGTACTGGTTCCTACTTATTATCTTGCCAAACAGTGGCAGCAGAGAATATCCGAAGCTACTACCTGTTCCAGTGTTGTAATAAACAGTTCGGATACCGAGATTCCCGTTGACAAGGATTTTACCATAGTTGTCATGGACTTGTTCTCATGCCGGGTTCTTCCCGAAGAGCTTGTAAGGAATGTCGGTCATGTTATCATGGACGAAGCGCATAGAATCGGTGCTGAAACTTATCTTCCTATCCTTAAAGAGATACCTGCCAAATACCGTACAGCACTTACAGCGACTTTCAGACGTGCCGATGGGGTTCACCGTATTTTAAAATACCATTTCGGGCTTCACTTGATAATGGCTAACGAATTTCCAAAGCCACATGTTTATGCAATACGTACAGGTGTTACCATTGACAAGATATTCTCCAGCAAAGTTCCCCATGAAAGATTTTTCCGCTTCATGGATGAAAACGGTCTTAAATATCATGAATCTACGGGTGCTATTGAATTTAAGGCTACCGACCGGCTGAAAAAACTCATTGAAATGTGGCCCACAAAAAACGTGGAGAAGCAGGAATTGCGCAGAGTTATGAAAAAGGCTACCGACCTTAGTTATCCTGTTATTGACGGTTATCTCAACGACCATTCAGGAAGAAGGAAACTTATGATTAATCTTATAAGGAAATGCCTTGACGCAGGAAGAACAATACTTTTCCTCTCCAAAAGAAAGGACACGCTTAAGGCCCTTACCTCATTTTTCGCGGCATATAAACCGATGCTTATCATATCTGAAACCAAGGAACGCACACCCGAAGAGGAAGCATATCTGCAAAACGAGTGCCGGCTTATATTCGGAGTGACACAACTTGCCAAGGAAGGTCTGGATATTGACCGTATTGATACCCTTATTATACATCTGCCCATGAAAGACACGGAACAAGCCATAGGGAGAACCACACGTATTCACCCAAACAAGAAATACCCTGTGGTGTTTTACCCGTTGGACAATTGTCCTCTTACTTATGCCACTTTTAGCAATGCGCAGAAATTTTTCAAAATAAACGCAGAGTATAAGGGTATTCGTAGTATTCAGACCATAGATACGGTTTTGTAGTTGGAAATTTTTCCGGCATTTGGCAATATATTATATATTACTTATATTTGTTCCTGTTAAAATCGTAGTAGTTTTATGGTAGTATTAAGAATTGTGCAGGAACTGACCAAGATGGTCATGTTCATTCTTCTTTGGGGTACTCCCCCACTTATGGCATGGGTTTATTCCTGTGCGTTTTACCTACTTTTGTATTTTGTTTCCATAATCGGAACATTTATTCTTTTCTCTCATTTTGAAAAACTGGAATATGGAAAAACCAATAAGACCTAACAGACGTGAAAGACGCTTGTTATTGCGAAAAGGAAAACGTGGTGAGGAATACACTACGTATGTGGATAATAAGGGAAACGAGTTCGACTATAAAATCGCGGCTAAACTTTCCTCCTTTCTTAACATCATGTGGGGGTGCACCAAAAGGGGTTTCCCAGTGGTTGTTCCCTATCTTAGATATAATGCTTGGGCGTTCTATCCTTTCTTTTTTATACGTAAAAATGTGCGGAAAAATTTCCAGCAGTCACTTACGCTAATCAATCACGAAAGGATTCATGTTGTTCAGCAAAGGGATATTCATGTAACAATAAGCCTTCCCCTTGTGGTTCTTTGCTGTCTTGCCGAAGCATTTGGATGGTTCAATCCTTTTTATTTACTTTGTTGCATCCCTTTCACGCCTACAATATTATACGGTGCTGAGATGATACGTTCCTTTCATAATTTGGTAATGAGGGAAACGGTATCGGGTTCACCGATTACATTTGAAAAAGTCCGGGCTAATACTTGTTTCGAGCGTGAAGCCATAAGTAGAAGTACCAACCTTGACTATCTGATACAGAGAAAATTTTGGGCGGTAGCCGATTATTTCTAATCAAAAAACAATAAACCAATTTTTAAATAACAGATATATGAAAAAGTACATTGGAACAAAACAGATTGAAGCAGAACCTATGACAAGAGGTGATGCGTGGGGAAAACATCTTCTTAGAGAAAAACCGTCAGTGGAAAATTTTGATGATGCAGGCTACCATGTCCGTTATGAAGATGGATATGAAAGCTGGAGTCCTAAAGATACGTTTGAAAAGGCGTATAAAATAGCTGATACTTTCCTTGACCGCTTGCATATTGAAATGCGAGATTTATATGAAAAAATGGACAAACTTGCTCCATTTGTTGAATCTGGGAAAATAGACGAAGTTGTGACTGACAAATATCAGAATTATTTGCTTCGTTTGCAACATAGAATTATGAGCAGGTATATTAATGTATTGGAATGCCGTATTGGTAGAGTTGATGGTTCCCCCGAAGCTCCCTTGCATCAGATGACATTTGGTGATGCTATCGAAGTCCTGAAACAAGGTGGGGCCGTCCGTAGGAGCGGCTGGAATGGCAAGGGCTTGTGGGTAATCAAGCAGGTTCCAGCTCGCATTACAGAGGATGTTATTCCAAGGATGCAATCTCTTCCGCAATCAGCAAAAGACCTTATTCTGAAAGGTAAGGGTTTCATTGACTATACGAGTCAATGCCTTATTTACAACGAGAACACCGGGCGTGCTGATTCATGGGTTCCGTCTATCAGTGATGTGTTTGCCGATGATTGGGAAATTGTTCTTTCCTAATATAAGAATACGCAGATATAGGTGTGGTTGGAAATCTTCCATTTGTTTGGATTCTCCCTACCATAACCTATTATGCGTAGGTTCTCCCTATTGTATGGTTTGCCCTAGGAACAAAGGGGTGCTCAAGATACTCAATCTTAAATTTATAAAGTGTATGAAAATTAAGTCTGCAAATATTAGGGCTGAAAAACTTATAATTACCGACAGCTCCACAAAAGAGGACTACAAGAAGGTTCTTTCCCTTAATGTAGGGGATGTGTTCAAAGTGGAAGGTGATTATGAAACATGCCTAGCCCGTCTTGAAGAAGTACGTGCCGAAACCGAGGGTTCCCCCGAAACATTCGGCGTATGCCCTATTACTCCGGGCACTTCCTTATTTACTGTCTATGGCCCTCAACATCTTATTGTTACCGATAAGATATAAAGTCAGCATTTTGTCCGGCATTTGGACATTTTAAAAACAAAACGTATATTTGAAGTACAAAATTAAACAAAACGTCTACTCTAATACGGTAGGCAACATTATTAATCTTTTAAAATATAATTATTATGGTATTCGGAAAAATTAAACCAGTAGCTACAATCGTAGCACAATTCGCAGCAGGTGTAGAAGTTGAATGTATCCAACACGAAGGTAAAATGTTCATGCCTGTAATCGGAGGTGACTTTGACACAACGGACAGTGGTAAAAAGTCTGAGGATGGTGCACCTAAGAAACCTGCACCCAAGCCTTCCAAGGAAGAACCTGCTGATGAAAAAACCTATACCGAAGATGAACTGATGGGTATGGACGTTAAGGAACTTACCAAAATCCTGAAAAACGACTTTAACGTAAATCCGGATGATTTCGATGGTAAGAACACCAACAAGAAATTACGTAAACTGATTCTTGATGCACAGGAAAATGGTGGTGATTCTTCTGACGAAGAGGACGAAGATGAAAAACCTGCACCTAAAAAGGGTAAGGCAAAACCTGCCAAAGAGGAAGAAGAACCTGCTGATGAAGATGGTGGTGACGAACTGATTGACAATATCGCGGATGTTCTGGAAGATTTTGACGGTGGTAAGAAAAACAAGAAAAAGGCTGCTGCTGCAATCATCGCCCTTGCCGAAAACGAAGATGATGTTGATGCAGATGCAGTGAATGAAGCTCTTACTGAATTTGAAGATGATGAAGCAGCAAACATTGATGATGTGGCTGAAAGCATCGCCAAATTGCTTACTTCTAAAAAAAGTAAGACTTCCGCAAAATCAAAGAAAAAACCTGCTGAACCGGAAGGAGAGGATGTCGAAATAGACGACCTTGAAAAAGGTGACTTGGTTGCCGTTTACTGGGACGACGAAGAAACCAAAGGATGGTTCAATGGTAAGGTTTCCTCTATCAAGAAAGGTATTGTGAAAGTTAAATACGATGATGGCTCCGAGGACGAACTTGACCCCGAAGTTCACACAAAGATTCGCAGACTGGAAGAGTAATCCGATTACCATTTAGTTTGAGAGCCGATGGTTAATTCCTTCGGCTCTTTTTTGTTTCATATTTAATTATCAAGACTTATGCCTAAGAGAAAAAAATCAGCTACATTACTTAGTAATGAACAACTTGTTCTACAGGGATTGGAGTTTATAAACAAGAAAGAACAGGAGAAAGCCATAACCAATGAACTTAAAGTTCTTCGTGTTCCTTTGGAGGATGCGGTTATGGAAATCGGTAGTGAGGATGAAAAGGGTAACAAGTATATCATACTGGAACATGCCGATAAGGAGATTGTGTTAAAGGAAACACTTCGGTGCGGAAAGTCTTTGCTACCGGAAGCTATTGAGGTGTTGAAAAAGAACGGTTTCAAACATTGCATTGAAAAAGTAGAGGTTATCCGTGAATCCGTACTTGAAGATGCCATACTCAATGGTGAAATTTCCGAGGATATCCTTTCCCAAGTTTACGGGATGAAAACATCTTATGCTTTTTCCGCTTCACTAAGAAATCGGTTCGATGGAGAAGTTAAAGATTAAGACGTTTAAAATTAACGGTATAGTTGTCAGAGCTGTAACCGTTATGGGGTTTGCCCACATAATCGGTAAGAGTGCCGGCACTGTAAGACGGTATGAACGTGAAGGTACTATTCCTCCATGTATTTTTAAAATAAAAGGATACCGTTATTATCCTGTTACTCTTGCCGAGGAAACGGCAAAGATAATTGAAACTTTCAAAGGCAGTGAAAGACCTCCTGCCGAGAAAGTCGCTCAGATACATGAACTTTTTGAAAACGAAAGGAGAAAATATGCCTACTAGAAGTAGTTCTAAGAAACCTGTTCCCGAAATCAGAAGCGATGCTTCTGTATATTATGAGAAGTCGCTCACAAAAAATCTGGGTGATTATAATTCTGCAAAGATAACCGTGGGTATAACATTGCCAGTTAATCCGTCTGAGGATGTTCTTGCATCCGTGAAATCCACTATTGAGATTGCGGACAACATTGTCACCGAGGAATTGAAAGTACAAGTTGCGGATTTAGATGAAAAGTAATGAACAGTCTATTCAAGTTACGAAAGAACATGGCTATCACTGGTCTTGTTCCTTTCAAATATTTGCTATACGCTGCCATGCTTACCAAGGTAATTCCCTTTGAACCGGAAGATAGTGATGAAAAGTTTGGTGTGTTTTCGGAGAACATTTCCGACCTGTACGATTATTTTCCGGAGTTCAATTCCAAGAAAAACAATGAAATTGATAAGGCTCTTGACGATTTGGCGGACGAGGGTCTTATCAGTTTTGATTCGGTAAATCCCGAACTAATATATCTTGGAGAGTTCAGAGGAAGGAAATTCTTTACTTTTGAAGTTAAAAGCAGCTTGTTTGAGGAAGCGAAACAGAAACTTGATGATGCCATAAGGGCGTATGGTAAATCCCGTTCCGCAAAAGACAAGTCACGAAGCAGGTACATACGTGAACAGATTGACAAACTGATTGCCGAAAAAGGTGTGGAGGCATTTACTCCGAATGACTTTACAGACCTGCATAGTTATTTGTATGAAATGTACACCGGAGGAGAAATATATATCATACGGAGTAAAGTCGAGTATTTTCAGACAAACAATATGCTCAAGGCTTATGACAGGTTTACTGTTTTCGCAATTCTTATAGAGGGAACCTTGAACTATGACGAGTATTCCAAAAGAGGTGTGCCCACACTTACAAACGTGGCTTACCGTAAAGACGATATTTTCCGCAAACTTACCAGAGTTGATTCTGACAGCAAGGATTATATGCGTGAAATGGATACTTCTGATGGTTCGTTTTAATGTTATATTATGACACAGAAAGAAATCGAATATTATTTGTACTGTGGGATAAAACTCGGCTGGCATGATAAAACCTTTGCCGATTATACCAATGATGAAAAAGCGTTGAAGATGGTACGTAACTACATACGGAAATCTGACGAATTTGTAAATGACGGGTTAGGAATGTATCTTTGGGGAAGCAATGGTACAGGAAAATCACATTTGCTTAATTGCGCTTTCAAGAGATTCATTGAAAAGGGTTACACAGTAAGACTGTTCTCTATGGATGAACTTGTTGACAAATATACAAGCTCGTGGTATTCTGATGAACAGAAACAAGATTTGACTAAGATTCTCCGTGACGTGCAATTTTTAGGTATTGACGAGTTTGGAAAAAACGTGGATTCTTCCGGAGAACCATTACCAATACCGGATTTTGTAAAACGGGTAATCGAATCAATAGTTCGTTACCGTGTCCAGATGAAACGTCCTTTATGGATAACATCCAATACGGAACCCAAGTATGTCAAGAAAGTGTTTTCGGAAGATATCGCTTCCTTACTGAGTGAGGCGGTTGTCACCGTATGTGTTACAGGGGGTGATTTCAGAAAAACTATTGCCAGTAGAAACAAAAGAAAATTAATGTAGCAATGACTGAGGGAGAAAAGTTGATGGTTGCTTGCCTAAAACGCAAAGACCAAAAGATACTATCACTTATCCAACGAAAATGGTTGGATGGTGCTGAGATACGACAACACAAGTTTATCATGGACTATTACCGTGAACATGGTGAGATTATGGGTGTGAAATCTTTCTGTGAAAGATTCAAACTGGATTCGGGGGCTGTGGATTCCCGACCCAGTTATTATCTTAATAACGTAAAGGAGAGATTCATATTCGCTACCATGACCGACAATATTCCGAGAATATTGCGTGGGATAAAAGACGACCCACGGGAGAAACTTTTCGAGTTGCAATCTTTGATAGGTATGCTTTCGGTAGATGCGGTTGAAAGTAAGGACGTGTTATACTCCGATGATGTGGAATCACGCAAGGTTGATTATGAGGAACGTATGAAATCCCTGGGTGTCACATATCTTTCTATGGGGTGTGATGATTTGGACAAAACTTTCTTCGGATATCGTAAACAGGATTTAATTACTATTGGTGGTAAAGCAGGTCAGGGAAAATCATGGCTGCTGGTTTATCTGGCATATCTTCTTGAACAGACCATACTTGACCGTATGGAAGCTACGGAAGAAACTTTCGGGGATATACTGTTCATCACAAATGAAATGGGGGAGGAGGAAATAAAGGAACGTATTGACTGTATCCGTTTCAAACTTCCCTATGAGAAATTTATGAAAGGAACATTATCCGAAAGGGAAAAGTCACGTTATTACAAAGGTCTTGATTCCCTTAAAAGACACAAGTCCAAAATAAGGATAGTCTATAGCTGTCAGACTATAGATGAACTTGCCACTTTTATGGGTCTATACCAGCCTAGTGCGGTATTCGTTGACGGTTCCTATCTTATGGAAGGTAAGATGCAGGAAGGATGGGAGAAAATAGCCTACATCACCCGTAATCTGAAACGGCTCGCAAAAAACTTCAAAGCACCTATAATAAACACCACACAGTTGAAGCGTGGTTCCTCAAAGACATCAAGTAAGTTCTCTATGGATGGTATGGAGGATTTCGCATACGGTAACTCATTTGTGCAGGATTCCGATATCGCTATAAGAATGTTTCAAGATGCCGATATGAGATATCACGATATAATCGGTTGTGAGGTGGTAAAGGCAAGACGTGTCGTTTCCGGAACCACTCTTATTTTCCAGAACGACTTGGATAATATGCTTCATTCAATTACTTTAGCAAAAAAGGAAGAAGATGAAAGACCGAAAGTCGAAACTAAAACAGACTATTAATTTCGTGGATATGAACGGTGTGGGTACTGTAAGATGCCACAGTGGATTTCGTGATATTATGGTGTACGGTTACTTTCATAGATATCACTGGGATTTCTTTGTACATCAAGATGTGGAATTTCCCGACTACTATATAGTAAGTGAGGCTTCCACCGGAATGCGCATGACAGACAATTGCTATGATAATATAGAGGATGCCTTGTCAGCCGCCCTGTCCGTTATTGACGAAAAGCAATATTATTTTTTCACCCGTACAAAAGATGTACTTGTGGATGGGAAATATAATCTTAATAAGAGAAACACAAATCCTTTAACTTTAGGAGTTATGCAGTTATGTATGAATTGAAAAAAGAATCCGGAAAAACTTTTGCCTATTCCAATTGTGGGATTTTCAACTATATAGGAACAGTTAATTTTCTATATAGCCATGTTATGTACTATGAAGGTCACAAGTATTACATAGGTCATGTGGAGGGTTTTCCGAGTGGTATTTCATTGCTTGAAGCCAGCTCTCATGCTTTTGCAGTTGTTTCACATGAAACAAGACCCAATATAGGGGCAAAAACGCTTTGCGATTTTTACATGTTTAAACTCAAGAAAAAGAATCTTGATGTTCCCTCGGCTATTGAGAGGTTTAATTTACAAAATAATTTATTTATTGATATATGGAAGACAATAATGTAAAGCCGTCTTTCTTTAAAAGAATCGGTTTGGTTTTTCAATTTTTGTGGGAAGCGGTTAAACAGAACTACGTTTCCGCTATTACATGGACACTTGTAGTTATTTGTGTGCTATTTGTACTCTGGCTGTTCATAGAACCTATTGTGTGGTGGACACCTATTTCCGAGGTACGGTTATATGTCAGGGGATTTCTTATTATGTTTGCAATAAGCACATTCTCCACATTACGGCTGTATAACTCCATTGTGGTGAATAGCCGTTTCGCTTTGAAATTGCGTGAGATACTTACCCGTATCGAAAGGCTGCTTCCACGAATCAATCAGGTTATGGAATCATCCCGTACATCCGCAAAGGAGAATACGAGTGCTATGGTAAGACTTTCTTCGGCTTTGAAAAAACTGTCAGAAGCTATGGATGATTTTAATAGAACGGAGAATAACAGAAACAACAAGAAGAACAATGGCTGATTTACTGGAGGTATTCAAGGACTTCAATCCGCAGAAAATGACTAACGGGCAAATACGCATGGAATGTCCGTTCCGTGATAATCATCCGGATGGTAGCGGAAGAATGTCATTCTTTGTATCTCCCGATAAGAACGCCTTTCACTGTTTTTCCTGCGGAGCACACGGAAACCTAGTACGTTTGCTTACTACGAAGTTCGGAGTGAATTACTTTGAGGCTGTGGAAATGGTTAACCTTGTTGACTATCATCCCGAAGAAAAAGATTTCGAGCTTGATTTGATGTGGGACGTGAACAAACCCCCACAGGAATTTCTTAAAAGAGGTTTGCGCAGAGATACTTTAAAACATTTCCGTGTGGGTATGATGGACAAAGAATGGTTTGTTATTCCCTATTACAAGGATTTTTCCCGACCGGATACTTTGCTTGGTTATCAGAGAAGGTGCTATTACCCTGACAGAAAAGTTCGTAACAGCAAGGGTTTTGATAAAAAGAACTACTTGTACAACCTTGATTTCTCATACGACTATGTAGTAGTGGTGGAAGGTCAGACTGATGTTATGCGACTGTACCAGCATGGGTACAATGCTACGGGATTGATGGGTGCTGATTTGAGTGACTGGCAGGCTGAACAGTTGGGAAAGTTTTCCAAGGTTTATCTCGCCCTTGATAATGACACTGCTGGAAGAAAAGCTACTGAGATTTGTTATCATTTACTTAAAAATCATACCGAGGTGCTGTTAGTTCCTTATCTTAGCAAGGACCCAGAAAAATGTATATCTCCAAAAGTATGGAGCAGAGCGTTTAACAGTTCTACTGATTATCTGCAATATTCTATGGAAATGACAATGAACTGGGATTCTTATCTGGACTTGTGCACTGAGGTACAAAAAGAATTGGAGGGAAGAAATGAATTCACTATTATACGATAGTCCACATTTACTAATTACTTATATAGATAATAAGGATGAAGCTATAGAGTATTTCAAGAAACATCTTGAAATGGAACCGCTTCAAAGTTTGGTTATAGGTATCTTATTTTATAAGGATGCTGACATGATTAAGCTGGAAACATCAAATCATGTGTTTGATACAATAAATGCGGGAACCGTACCTTTTATTGATAAGTGGAAGGCACTATTTCATCCTTATAAGGATGAAGACGACCCTATTGCTACTACGGATTTTGAGATACCACTTCCTTATGAATCATTTTCAGCAGATGAACCTATTAAAGTTTCATCAAAAACATTTATCGTTTCTTATTCACAGAAAATATCTTTATGTGATAGTGATAAAATTCGTGATAAGGAGTATCTAAGGCATCTTGTTTATTCTTACAGACGAAACGCTCTTGAAAAGTTAATAATGGATGATTCTTTTTGGGCACATTATCCAATAAGCCGTGAAGGTGATGCTTATAGTATTACACTATCAGAGCAGCTAAGAGTAATTATGCCCGTACATCATTCCGATTTGATTTCAATCGTGGAAAAGGATTTGCGAAAATGAAAAAATTTTCCTATATTTAAATGTGATTAATAAAACACATTCGTTTTTATTTTATGTGTAACCGGCAATACAATGCCATTTTAAAATTAAAGATTATGCCAAGTAAGACTACTGGACGTACACGTTCAAGACGTGGTGATGATGAAAGTTCATCAAGAAGTTCTAAAAGAGAACAAGGTTGGGGTGCAGTCGCAAAACGACAGGAAGAAGTTAAAAAACGGAAGGAAGAGGCTGAAAACTCTCTTCGCGAATTTTGGCTGAAAACTGGTGAAAGCGCCATTATTCAGATTCTTCAAGAAGAACCCTATTGTTTTGATGCGCACCAAGTAAAAGACAAACGAGGAAAGTGGACTATTGTTCCCTGTCAATTAAACACGGGAAAACATTGTGTACTTTGCTCCGATGGTGTAAAACAGACGTGGCGTGCTGCTTTCAAGATTCTTGATTATCGTGGTACATGGGATAGTGAGAGAAAATGTTTCAAAAACGACAAGCCTATTGAAAAGATATGGATTGTCGGTTCCACTATCGCCAATTCCCTAAAACAAGTGCGGGATAAGGATAAGAAAGGAAGAGAACTCAATCAGATGGTTCTTGAAGTAACCCGTTCCGGCGAGGGTAAGGATTCTACTTATAACTTCGAGCAGGCTTTTGACGAAGATGATAAGCGTATGCGCCCTATTGAATGGGATGAAGAAGGAATTACTGCCGAGGAATATTGTCAACCGCCTACGGAAGACGAAATTGACGAAGCAGGATATACTGATGAAGATTAAGTGTTAACTGTAAGGAGTTAGGTTTAGGACTTAACTCCTTATTCTTATTTGAAGTGATTATGAAAAAGATTCCTGTTTTCAAAGGTGAAGTTCAATTGCTTGAAAGTATCGAGGAAGTAGAAAAGTATTTCAATAGATGTGAAAAGGATAATTTCCTTACATTTGACTGGGAAACCACAGGATTGGAATATGATGCGATTCCTCTAGGACTTTCCCTGCATCAACGAGGTGTGGGAGCTTGTTTTATTCCAGTGGACTTCTTTTTTTCCAAAGGGGTTCCCATGAATGAGCTTGCCAAAATCTGTAATGAGAGGTTCTCACATTACAAACTTATAGCCCACAATGCCAAGTACGATACCATGATAAACAAGATGAATGGTATTAAGGATGAATGCTATAAGATATTTGCGGACACACTGGTTATGGTTCATTTAGTAAACCCATCACTTGACAAGCAGTTGGAAAAACGTGTTGCGGAGGATTTCGGTTATGTGAAAAAAACGTTCAAGGAAATATGTGGTAAGGCATGGAATAAAATAAATTGGTCTGTTGAAGGTGATTCCTTACTTGACTTTCTTGCCGGATATGCTGGTGAGGATACGTACTGGACTACAAAATTATACTATAAGTATAATCCTCTCATGGACGAGGACGCTCACCGGATACATGACAGAATTGAACTTCCACTTATCCCTATTCTTCGGGATGCCAAAATTCGCGGAGTGCTTATAGATGTTCCTTTGCTAAAGGATATGGGTGAACAGATAGCTGCCGAACTTCCAAAAATACTGGATGAAGTATATGAGGAATGCGGTTGTGTGTTTAATCTAAACTCCTCAAAGCAGAAAGCTGCCGTATTCTTTGACAAGATGAAACTTCCCATTATAAGTTATTCCAAAAAAACAGGTGCACCCAGTACGGATGCTGCCACATTTGAGGAATGGGATTCTATGGGAATACGTGTCGGTGCTCTTATGAATGAATATTCAGAGTTGAACAAATTATATACCGGATATGTAAAGGCGATACCTAATTTGGTTGACGAACATTCGGTTCTTAGAGGTGACTTGAACAGTTGCGGTACAAAGACAGGACGCTTCGCATCTACTGGCCCTAATTTGCAGAACCAGCCCAACAATTATCATTTTCCCATACGTGAGGCATTCGTTCCAAGACCGGGTTACAAGTTTGTAAACTACGACTATTCACAACTGGAGCTTCGTGTAATGGCCCACATGAGTAAGGATTCACAGTTTATGGATATCTTTCTGCATGGGCGTGACCCACATGGTGAGGTTGCCAAGAGTTGTGGTATTACTCGAAAACAAGCGAAGTGTGTGAATGAGAATACGCTTATCTTTACCGATAAAGGTGTTTTGCGTATTGGTGATGTTTCAACGTGCCGGATTAAGGATACGTTTGACAGTCCTATGATTTCCTCCGTGTACAATGGCTCCGAAATGATAGGTGTGAACTCGTTCTATTCAAATGGGTATGACAATACACTTGCCATTATTACCAAACGGGGAATAGTTCGTAGCTCTGTAAACCATCAATATGTAATAGCTGATGGTACACTAAAATGTGCAAGGGATTTGAAAGTAGGCGATGAAATTTCAGAAAATGCCCAATTGACTTATGAGGGTTCTGAAACCTCAATAGACTATAATCCGTTCTTTGATTTCGGAGATGCATTTAGTATTAAAATGGATTCACAGTGGGCTTACATTGCCGGAGTGTTGACTGGTGACGGGTGTTTTTCTGCAAAGCATATTGGTGTTTCTGTAGGAAAAGGACGGTTCTTCAAGTCATGGAGAAAAATCTTAAAGGATGAATTTGCCAAAAAGGGGCTTCCCCTTACTGAGAGGTCTAATATAAATTACATGTATCTAGGCTCTTCAAGGTTTGTCAAGTTTATGATTCCCTTTGGTTTGTCTGACGAGCGTGGTAAGAAGAACTTTAAAATTCCTTTGTGGGTTCTTAATGGTACTATTGAAATGCGGAAAAACTTTCTTGGTGGTCTTATTGATACCGATGGAACAATTTCCGAAACAGGCACTACCAGTATTTGTACCAAGAGTATTCAGCTTGCCGAGGATTTATGTTTTCTCCTAAATTCAATAGGGTATAATTTTGGTGTGGAACCGTCTTGGAACAGTACATACGAGAGATGGTATTTTCGGATACATATCTACTCGGATTCATTGAGTGACTTGTTAAGTAGCAATGTTATAAAATGTCCGCATAAGGTTGTATCACTTACTGAGCGTGTTTCCAAAGTGGGAAGAGGTGCTAAAAATTCACCCAATAAAGTCTTGCAGGTATTAAGTTTAGGAACTGATTACTTGTGTGACTTGAATGTGGATTCTCCCAGTCATTTGTATATGACCGGAACACTTGTTACACATAATACGATGAATTTTGGCGTGCTGTACGGCATGGGAATCGGTAAGTATATGAGAACTTTCAATGTATCCAAAGCACGTGCCATTGAGATGATTGACAGTTATCATAAGGCATACGTAGGGTTTGCCCATTGGAAAGAATCCACCGAGAATTTCGCCAAAAAACATGGCTATGTGAAAAACCTGTTTGGAAGAATACGTGTATTCAAGGAAACCACCAAATCCAAGTTTACCCGTAACGAGGCTATGTACTATGCCGAATTAAGACAGGCAGTAAATACTATTATACAAGGAACTGGTGCTGATATAGTAAAACTTGCTACTATAGCAATGTGCCGGAAATTCAAGGAATTGAATCTTGATGCCCATTTCTTACTACAGGTGCATGATGAAGTTCTCATTGAGGTACGTGAGGACCAAATGATGGAATGTGAAAGAGTGGTTATCGACTGTATGGAAAATACCGTCAAATTGGACGTACCATTAATTGCTGATGGTAAGATACTTGCAAACTGGGGTGAGATGAAAAACGATGATATTGTTTCTTATCCGTACAGATTCAATTATGGTCTAGTAATGGGAATATTATAAACGGAAAATTACAAATAATCTATGGCTAAAAAACTTTCAGTCTTAAACTCCATGTTATCCAAGTTCAATGATACGATGGGTGACGGAGTTGTTCACACTGCGGCTACACTACCTAAATGCCGTAAGATATTAAGTCGTATTCCGGCATACAATTATGTTACCTGTGGAGGTTTCCCCATAGGAAGAGTTATCGAACACTATGGTGAGAACGGTTCCCTTAAAAGCTATGCGTCCTATGATGCTATAGCGAAATTTCAGCATTACGATTGGGCTAACCATGAGCCTAATGCTTTCAAGTCATTCACTTATAAGGGTGATGATACTATGAGGGAACTTGAATCCTTTGAACTTCGAGATGGTTATAAACCCAAGAAACCGCCTGTGGCACGTCGAGTAGCCCTTGTGGATATTGAGGCTACATACACTCCTGACTGGGGGGAGAATTTCGGTATCGACAATGAAGGTCTTATCTTAGTAAGACCTACCTTATTAAGTAATTGTGTGGATATCATACAGGCATTGCTTGAGAGTGAGGAAATCAGTCTTGTAGTTTTGGACAGTATGTCCGCTATTGGTACTGACGAGGAAATAGGCAAATCTATGGAAGACCAGCAAATGGCTTCGGGAGCACGTTTCTGGAATAAGGCATGTCGAAAGTTCCAAGCCGCCATGAATAGTAACCCTACAAAGGAATCCACGCTTATAGTTATCAATTCGGCATATCAGAAAACCGGAATCGCATACGGCGACCCAGAAGTTATCCGTAACGGGGAACAACTAAAGCGTACAAAATCATTGTCCGTGAAATTCAAGGCTCTTAAAAAACTAAATGCCAAAGTTGACGAGGGTGAAATCGTAATCGGGAGAAACATATCCATCGAGTGCGTAAAGAATAAGGTAGGTGTTCCTCAAAGAAGTGCCACATTCTTTTATGCTTATGTAGATTACGGTGGAACACAGGCATATTCTACTGATGCTGCCGGACAAATAGTTGACCTTGCCATGAAGTTCAATCTAGTAGAGCGCAAAGGTTCTTGGTATGATTATAAGGAATTGCACATACAGGGTATGGATAACTTTGTAATTGAGCTTACGAAAACCGGGATGCTTAAAAAATTGGAAAAGGAGGTGTACCGTGAAATGTTTTAATTTAACTCCTATACTTATACCTGTGGCGGTGTTTATGCTTCTTATGGCATTGCATACTGAAATAAGGACATCCCCGTTCCGCATTTATTTCCACAACTGGAGAATGGTGGTGGGTGTGGTACTTATCACATTAGGAGTTCATCTTATCTGCCAAGGAGAACTTGTAAAGTATAAGAAGGAGAATATCGAAAAAACCGAGTGATTAACTAATCCGGCTGACAGAGTAATAAAGTAGTAACCAATTATAGGTTACATAATCAGCAATTACACTACTTTAGTACCGAGTTAGTCGGATATTAATATTTGACTATGGGAAAGAAAATCGAAATACCCGAAGACGAATTTAAGAAAATCGTTCTTATTCTCAAATGCAGCAAGAGATATGTAAACTTACCCCCTAGCAATTTGTTTTTGGGGAACCTTTGGAGGGTGTCCAGTAAACTGGCTGATAAATTATTGAAGAGAAACGGTTTTCAAATTGTCAAAGGTAAAGGAGGTCGTTTCACAGTGAAACCTGTGGAGAACGAAAAGCCGGGAACTGACTAAAATTTATGATTATGGCAAAAGGACTTTTTGGAGGACTATTCGGTGGTCAAGGACTACAAATGGTCGGTAAACTTACAAAGCAGAACATGGAGAAACTTCAAGCATCAAAGCCCCATGACGAAAAGAACACGGAAGATTCACCTCTTCGCAAATTACGTGATGCCATCAAAAAGTAAGCGCGAAGCCCCATTGGAAAAATACCCAGTGGGGCTTTATTTTTCAGATTGGTTTCCTTATAAATTTTTCCTATATTCAAGTATTAAAATCTATCCTATTATGAAAGAGATAAATCAAGTACATTTTACTTTGGGTGATAATGCAGGTATTCTTCTTATGCAAATAGCCCAAGAAGCGTTGCTTTGTGAATTGGACCCAGAAAAGGCGGTTAAGGTTATCACCACATCTCTTATGGGATGCCCGAATAATATTGCTTTAAAGATATTGAAAGGGGATATGGTATGTGAAGTAACGGATGATATGCAGAATATTGAAGTTGTTGACTATAAAGAGGAATTTCATAAAGATTACCCGAAACCCAATTTGACTGACTGGTATGAACGGAACCACAAGGATATTGGTGATAATGGCAGGGAATTTTATACTGCACTGGAACAGGTAATCCGTTTTGTGAATAAACAGGATATAGAAATCCCGATTAAGGATGTAGTATCTTTGGTTCTTTCCTCTACTATGAAGGATTGGGAAGCACTCCGTAGCAAACTTTCTCACATGGAAGACATAGAGCGAATCATCTTACTGGTAAACCAATGTTCCAAATTTATGGACAGAACCGCCAAATTATACAGGGTGTTCGATTTTATAGATTCTGTTTATCCGGATGTTTCATGTAACTTGTCAAGAGGGATGCACATGGTAATTCCCATGTTGAAAATCAGACTGGATGCTATTGTTACGGGAGAGTATGGACCAATATTCAAACAACTTGAAGACGAGGACGAACAAATTTCTGAATACATGAAAGGTGCAGAAAATACTAGAAAACTTCTCAGTGAGGAAATACAGCCAGTGTCTATAACTGACAATTATAATGCCGGCTGGCTTTCGAGAGATGGTACGTATTATGGCATGAATGGTTCTTATGCCAACATGCTCCACCTGTCATTGGCTGATGCCATAAGAAAACGTATGATTGTGGAAAACGGTGTTGACCCCCTAAAAGGATTTCCGGGTAAATCTATGGATACTTGGTTGTGTGAACAGGGATGGGTAAAGATACATGACGACCATATTCTTTATGACGGGTATATCAGTACAGTTTACACCAAGAAACCACCTCTGCCATTAAGTTCCAAACAGTTGGAGGCAATAGCAAAGTATGGAAAATTCTGCCATAGGGGAATGTTGCGGTTTGGTGTAACTTATACTCCATGTTCTATGGCTAAATTGGAAATGATGGAGCCGCCTATGATTGCAAAACTTTTAGATTTTTAGTTTGCTATGAAATATTTGAAGATACATCTATTATTATGGGGCATTCTTTGTGCACTGTACACATTATTTGAGATTGCCGTATTTTTGGCTATAAACGTGGCTTTATTTATATGGAAATTCAAACTGATTAAATGGAGTTCAATATTTTATGCCAACCATATATGGGAAAACACATGGGATGGTAATCCTTATATAGATTATACTCCTTGGGATACTTTTAAAAGACACTATAAAATGTTTGCTAATGGACACGGAAATTGAAAATGCTGCATATAAATTTGCAGAATCCCAAAATGACGGGAGCAACTTTACTGCATACTACAAGGGATTTATTGCAGGAACGAAGTACAAGAAAAGTTCAAATGGGGTTTCATTGAGTATGAACATTATTCCGCCAATGACTGATGCACATGGAAAATACTGGGTGCAGCCAGACCCCAGAGGGTTTGTTCTGGATGATGATTATGTACTTATGGACAAACTGGACTTTGACCTGTTACCCGATTATACCAATTCGGAACCTACCGGAAAATATAATGGTAAGATGTGGAAAGGACGGTTCCAGACACTTAAAGGCGAGAAATGGTTTCTCATGTGGTGTCACGATGAAAATAAACTTTCCAATCAGATTTATATATCTTCACGAGAAATATTAGTATTATGATTAAACGAATATTATTTATACTTTTGATTGTTCCTTTTATGATAGTAAGCTCTATCTATGATATGGCACAGTTTATCATGCAAGGATATCGTTTTCAGCCCTACAAAATTGTAGATTGGCTAAGTCGTAAACTTCTTGGATAATTATTATGAGTAAAAGTAAAGAATATAAGGCAATAAAGAACTATATCCACAATGAGCTAAAATTGACTAAAGAGGATATAAGGGAGATAATGATTCCTATTATTAGAGAGGAGGTTAAACGAGTTTTCCATAATACTTATGGAAATGATGTTTCTCTGGACAACTGGATTCGATGTATGGTTTCCAATGAAATAAAACGTCAAGGAGGCTTAAACATGTTATGGACTTTAAGTAAGGAGGCAATAAAAACCGAGATAACTGATAAATATTCAATTGAGGTAAATCTTAAAGAGAAATAAACTATGAAAGCAAGAATAAAAAGAAAAATTCAAAAAAGACCATTCCTATACAATGTAGGACAAGTTTTTAAGGCTTGTGATTGGCTTACTGAAATTCAGCGTGGAAATATAGTTTGGCATCGGTATCATTCATTCGGTACTATTATTAAATCAGAAAATTAAATTATGAAAGCAACAATAAAGGCAACTGGAGAAATTGTAGAGATTAAGGATTTATATGATGATGGTACTGCATTGGTGGGAAACATGTATATCAAGGTGTCAGAACTTAATTTCTTTAGTGAAAACATTGATTGGGAACAACGTAGGTACGAATTGGCAAAAGACATTATTAAAGTTGTTATAGCAAACGATAATGGTGCTAATTCTGAGGTAGTCGCTAAATATTCGCTTAATTGCACTGATGCCCTAATTAAAAGATTAAAGAAGGGATAATTATGGATAGTGTACAGACACAAACCTTTTCCATTAGAGGGGATGGAGGTGGTGAGGCATATATTGATTTTTGCGATGGTCAATTATGTGTTTCAGTTGTCATAGAAGATAAACAGGCAGATTTTCACTTTGATCCTGTTACGTTAAAGATGTTTGCCCATGCTTATAAATTACATTGTGAAGAATGTAATAAGCAACAAAAGAAAGGAGAATAATTATATGTTAGACGTATGTGTTCTTATAGCAGCAATTGAAACATTATTTCCTCAAGAAACTGTATTTAATCGTTTTGGAGTGGCAATAACATATTTACAATGGAAAGTTCCCAAGACTGAACTTTGTTTTGATGTAATACGAAGAAACGGGAAGTGGGGTTGTGTTACTCAGTTTATGGGAGGTACATTCGGATACGGGCATCCTCTTACCCGTTCTGATTGTGTGCATGATACTTTGGAACAAGCTGTTTCCTGTGCATGGACCAATGAAGTTCTTATCGGATTCACAAGGGGAAAAGTCACATGGGAAAAACATGCACGGAAAGCCTATTCCGAGTGGTCTAAGAGTTCTGATAAAATTTCTTATTTTAGTATTAGTGATAAATTTTAAGTATTATGACTGAAAAGCAAAAACCGCAGTACCTTACTGCACAACAGGCGAAGGAAATCGCCACCACTCCTTACAGGGAGGTATTTACCAAAATAAAAATGGCTGCTGAAAGTGGCAAGTGTACAATGACAATTGATTTTAGTACAGATGTGTCCGAATTGGTAGAGTTGCTTATAGGTTTAGGTTATACCGTAACTCTTATTAAAAACTACAGAGATAGCGTAATGAGGATTCATCGGACATATTCTATACAATGGTAAAAAGTAAATTCGGGTATCTGAATAAATTGATGGACGGTTCCACTACTACACGGGAGCGTTCCAAAAAACAAGAAAGTCGTATAGCTAAAAAACTCCGTGGCTATACGACTATCAATTCAGGAGCCACATTCGGTCAGAATGACGTAATTACAGACTTCTGTGAAATTGAGGCAAAAACCACTGCCCATGAATCGTACAGCCTAAAGTTATCCGAATGGGTTAAACTGAAAAAGAAATGTTCTGCCAAAAAAATCCCTATTTTTGTAGTGGACTTTGAGAAATCCCGTGATAGTCTTGCTATACTTACTTATGAGGACTTACAATTTTTAATTGAGCTTGCATATAAGGACAACAGTTAGGGATTTTGTTATTTCCATAAAAATTTGTATATTTAAGTATGCTAAAAACAAAATTATACCGAGTATTCCGTTTTGAACAGAAGAAACAACAACACGGATTATTTAAGGTGGTGGAATATTCACAAATGACTGATGGTACAGGATTCCGGAAAAGAACACTCCGAAAAAATCTGGATTTGAGTACCGCAGAAAGTATGATTTATAACTTAGAAAAATCACATAAACTTTTTTAATCTCACAAACATGGAAAAATATTATTTCTTGAGAACTCTCGTGGAAGAGGGAAGACAACGTTGTAAGGCACTTATCGGTCAGACTTTTGAAGATGGTGCTAAAGTTGACAGCACGGTGAATGTAAGTGCCGACAGAGCTTTGAGGGATGCATATCCCACAGGTACAACATTTGTTACCGATAGTCTTAGAGCTGCCAGTAAATACTATCAGGCAGGAAATATCTATCCTATCGGGATTCTTGATTCGGATTACCGTGACCCGAAACATAGACCTACTGAAGAAATGCTCCGGGCTTATGAAATATTCATAGGTGCTACTGATTTATCTGATTCTGTTTCTCCCAAAGAAAAGGAATCCAGTAAGACAACCTCCAAAAGTTTATTGGGAAAAATGAAACTCAATCCGGAATTGAAAATACCCTCTATCGGTTCAGAAGGTTTCTACGTGGATTCAGATGTATGGTATCTGCTTATGCGTAATATCCAGAATCAAGTGAATACAATGCTTATTGGTGCTACAGGTGGTGGAAAGACTGAACTTGTACTTCTTGCATGTAAGAAACTTGGGATATCATGTTCCGTTTATGACATGGGTTCCATGTATGACCCAGTAGCCGGACTTCTTGGTGTACATAGATTGCAAAAGGGAGGTGTATCGGTATTTGATTATGCCAAATTTACAAGAGATATCTCTAAACCGGGTGTAGTGTTACTGGACGAGTTATCCCGTGCACCTGTTACTACTAATAATATTTTGTTTCCTTGTCTTGACAGTCGTAGAAAACTTCCTGTAGAAATTGCTGGTGGTGAGGATTTACGTGAAATAGAAGTGCATCCGGAATGTTGCTTTATAGCTACTGCAAATGTTGGTGTGGAATATACTGGCACAATGAGTATGGACCGTGCACTGGTAGGACGTTTCTTTCCTATTGAACTATCATATATGCCACCGGAACAGGAAAACAAAGTTTTGGTGAAACGTTGTGGAATTTCTATTTCGGATGCCACAAATATTGTAAAGGTCGCAAACAGTTTGCGTAATATGTATAACAAACAGGAGATAAGCAGTTCCATCTCTACCCGTGAAACTCTTATGGTGGGTGATTTGGTTGCTGATGGATGGGATTTGGTACGTGCTATGGAACTGGTTCTTCTTCCTCTTTTTGAAGGTACACGCTCTGATGGAGAACGTGGTATTGTATGTAGAGTGATTAGTAGTAGATAAAAACTTTTTCGCCTATGGCAACAAGTAATCAATTTCCCGTAGAGAAACCTCAGAAAAAGACCTACGGTAGCTTGTGGTACAATGGGAAACGCATCTTGAAAGACAGGGCGTTTCCTATACTTAATGCCAAGAAATCCGAGTTGCTTAAAACCGGGTATTATAAAAAGGAACTATTTAAAATAACATATTGACTATGGCTGTTGACAAAGATATGATTGTCACCGATGAAATCGTGGACGAACTTTTGGAAGATTGGTTGGAACGTGACGGTAAAGCGTTCACACATATACGCAAAGAGGGAAAACTTGACTGGGAAAGTACGCTGGAAGAGGGTAGTGCATATTCTTCCTACTATTTGGAATGTTCCGATGAAGCGGAACTTATAAAGCGTGCATACCCTCTGGCACGTGATATGATAACTTCTATGGATATACCGTATAAGGTAAAAGTCGTAATCCATAATGGAGAGGACAGCTTCACTGATTTTCAGAAAGTGCAGGTTTCCACCATAATGCTTACTGACAAGGCACTTACTATTGGTGAACGGTTGGACGTATTTTTGGGAACTACTGTACATGAGGGATGCCATTTGCTATACACAAACAAGGAACGTCTTTCATCTATAGGCAACAGAATCATATCCCGATTGTTCAACATACTGGAAGATGAACGTATTGAGAAACTTTGTGGTGACTTGAAACCGGGTTTCGCACGATTTTTAGAACGTAGCAAATACTACTGGTTTGATAGTTACTATCTGGACTATGTTGCTCCTAAAAAAGAAAAATCGGAACTTAATGACTTTGAGATTCTTCTTAATCTTATATTGGAGATTGTCCGATATCCCAAATATATAGACGAAGCCGAAATAGTTAAATATGCTCCTTATCTTATTGAAATAAAGAAAGTGCTTTTACCCTATCCAGTAACTACCAGCGAAACCGTTCTTGCTGCTTATAAGGTTTTTGATATTCTTAAAGAGTTCTATAAGGGAAAACTTGAAGAGGAAATGAAAGATGAATCCTCTTCCGCAGGAGAAATATCAGGCGTGGAGGTTGAAAGACGCATGGCATCTGACAGCACCGATATTCTTGATAAACTTGACCGTACAATGCCAGACCGTATGGATGATTCCAAAATTGCCGATGCCGTGAAAAAGGACAGAGGTTTACTTGGAGATGTATGTGAGGGTACAGTAGATATGGGAGGAACCAAGGATGCCTTTTTTAAATTCGCACCCTCTTGTGAGGAATGCTATAAAGAAGCACTCTCCAGAGTTAAACGGTATGCTCCGGCAATTTCCAAGGTTATACGCTGCCATTGTAAAGAGTACCAGTATATACACCGTTCCATGAGAAGCGGGATGCTTGATACTTCCAAACTTGCCGAAGCAGTTCAGGGTGTGCCTACTGTATATATCCGACAGGGTGAAGTAAGAACCGATGGTGTGAGTGTAGGCGTTCTTATTGATGAAAGCGGTTCAATGGGTGGTGGAAGAATAGCTGCTGCCCGTGATACTGCCATACTTATTAATGAGGCTTTGGGAGATTCGCCTAAAGTGGAATTGTTCATATACGGGCATTCAGGTGATTCACGTTTTGACGGTGCTACCGAATTGGTAGTTTATCGTGAGAAAAATTTCAAACCAAAATACGCATTAGGTTCTGTAGCTGCACGGTGTGAGAATAGGGATGGTGTTGCCATACTTGAAACCGCTCAACGTATTCGCAAACAAACACAGAACCATGTTTTACTATTTGTTCTTTCAGATGGTGAGCCTAGTGCTTCCAGTTACAGAGGTAGTATGGCTATAAACCATACAAAAGAGTGTGTGGAAAAAGTGGAGAAAATGGATTTCACAGTAATACAGGTTTGTATCAATATGTGTTATGACCCTAAGAGCATGTTCAAACATTGGGTTGTGCTTGAAGATATGAGCACTCTTGCTTTTAATTTGGGGAAAGTAATCAAGAAAGCTACTTTGAGTGCTGCAAAGGTTCATGTTCTATAAATGTTTACTACATTTTGCAGAATAAAAAATATTTGTTATCTTTGAAACATCAAATCGGAGGTTAAAATGATGTTCTCGGAACAGTGTTGGGTTTGTGAGATTACCGATACTGTTCCACTTGGTTCCATAGCTCAGATGGATAGAGCAACGCCCTTCTAAGGCGTGGGTCAAGTGTTCGAGTCACTTTGGAATCACCAGACTCTCTGATATTTGTAATTTTCCATTCCGTGTCAGGAGCAGTTCAGTAATGGCTGCTCCTTTCCTTTTAACTTTATACGAAATAAAAATGACTAGAGGTGGTATAGGGAGGTTACTCCGCAAGACTTTTAAAGGTTCTTCCGAAGAGAAACCTTTATCAATTTCTGAAAAGATAAATTCTGCTTGTGTGCATGGTGTTACTGCTACCAGTGCATTTTCTGTTTTGGGAATCCGCAGAAAGATTAAGAAACTTCTCGGAATAACTGAGGACTTCAACCGTGATGTTTTCTTTATGGAGTTCATGGATTTCTATATGACGGTAATGGCTCCGGATAAACGTGCGGAAGGTGTATTTCACCCGTCACAACTATTGGACGGATGCCCACGGCTCATGTACTATGACTTATCTAGGATTTTTCCCAGTGATGTAAGGGTTTCCACTATTACAGGAGAACTTCAAAGAACATTCGATGTGGGTACATGGTATCATGTGTACATGCAGGCTATATTATATAAAATAGGACTTCTTGAACAGGCAGAAGTTCCAGTTGTAAATAAAGAACGTTACATAAACGGTAAGGCTGACGGTGTGTTTAAGAAATCCGTGTTTGGGGAAAAAGTGGTTTTGGAAATAAAGACCATGAACTCTTTCTTTTATCGAAAGGCTATATTTCGTCCATTTGCCAAACATGAATTTCAGGCATCCTTGTATGCTAGGGAACTGGGTGCTACCAAGATTCTGTATCTGTACATAAACAAGGATACTTCTGAAATCAAGGATTTCCTCATGCCTGTAAACGAAACGGAACTGGAAAAAGCTGATGCAAAAATGGATTTCATCATTTCATGTGTGAAAACTAAAACACCTCCTACGAGAATTTGTCCGGACACTCATTGCAAAGCTGCTTTGGGTTGTCCTTATACAACATACTGTTTTAAACATTAAATCTCACAAACTATGCCAGTAAGAAAACCTAAAGAGGAATCTTCTCCATTAGAAAGGTTCCGTAAAGTATTTGCCGAGGTAGAAGCCCCGAAAGGAGGTTTACCTACAATGCCAGTTACCATAGCGGAAACAAGTTCTACCGAATTGGGTAACATGATTGCCAAGTATTCCGCATGGCGTGAATTTACCGAAGACAGACACATGGAAGCATGTGCCGTTTATGCCCAGTGTAAATCTGAATATGACTTGGCATGTGACAAGGCGATGATTTCCGCAGGTGGAAGTACGGTAACTGAAAGAAAAACTTCCGCTAAGATAACTCCCGAAGTGGAGAAACTGAATAAAAAATTACTGGAGGCGGAAATATTCCGTGATTTGCTCGCAGGAAAACTTGAATCATTCAGTAATGTATTAGCAATGCTTAGTAGAGAACTGACACGAAGAGGTGTTGAAAACATGTAAGAGTTATGTTACATAGTCCTAGCAATTTTCCTTTAGGAAGCTATATAAAAAGTGTATATTCGGGAAGAGTGTATCAGATTACCCATTTTTATAAAAACGGAATGTGTAATCTTTACCAGCCCTATCTAAATTCTAATGAAAACTGGAATGCCTGGAATAATCCCCATTTTGTACGGATAGACGTTCCAATAGAAATACTAACTGTTTTAATGTAATGCCCAAAAGAAGTATCGGTAGGAGAATACGTCCTAAAAAGGAAGTTATCCGTAGTAATAATGTAGTGGTTAAGAAACCAACATCTAAGTCAACGTGGAAGTCTTTCGAGAGAGAGGTTGCCAAGCACTTTGGTACTAAGAGAGTTCCATTATCCGGAAGTAACAGTGGACATAACACCAATAGTGACACATTACATCCCAAGTTGTATATTGAATGTAAGGTCAGAGGAAAATCTGCTATATGGACTTTATTCGAGGATACTAGAAACAAGGCTAAAGTGGAGAAAAAAATTCCCATTATCGCTTTGCGACAAAAAGGAGGTAAAGGATACCTACTGGTTATACGTCCGGAAGATTTGCATAAGATTTCAAAAATACAGCTTGAATCTACAGAAGTAAGCGAATAATTGTTATATTTGCATCATTCAAAGTCACGCTGGGTAAAATCGTAGTAATTATGGAAGCAATTAATGAAGTACAGGAAAAAGTCACTACCCTAAGATGCAAATCGTCTACTGATGCCAAGAAACTGGCCGGAAGTATTTATTCTACCTACCAAAGTAATCCCGATAACGATATTATAATAAGGGTTATCGGTGCGGGTGCGCTTAACCAAGCTATTAAAGCTGCAATTATAAGTAACAAGTTCTTTGCTAAAAAGGGAAAGTTGATAGGTGTCCAGCCATTTTTTCAAGATGCGTCTTTGGACACTACCGCCATAGGACTTAAAATATTCTTTTTAAGCATATAATTTTGCAGGTTTTATTTGGAAGAATAAAAGTTTTTAGTACATTTGCACAAGCGGTTTTTACAGCTAATCGCTTTATAAATGAATACTGCTGGACTTTTAAATTTCACTATTATGGGAACAACTAGAGGTGGAGGCGGTGGCGCTGCACGTACTGCTCGTAGAGGCGGTGGTGGAGGTCGTAGAACTGCTGCTAGAGGTGGAGGTCGTAGAACTGCCACACGTAGAGGCGGTCGTCGTTAAGCCCTCCAAAAGTATTCACAAAAGCCTGCTATTTATATAGTAGGCTTTTTCTATTTAATAAGATTATGAAAAGAGAAAAAGTAGTTTTGTTGTTTACTGGAGGTTTTGAAAGTCTATATAATCTGGATAAACTCTCCAAGACGTATGATATCCATTTGTTCTACGTTGATTACGGACAGGACAATATCGAAAAAGAACTATCCGCAATAGGTTATTATATTGAAATTTATAGAGATTCCGTAAAGAGTTTCCGCAAAGTAACTTACCCGTTACAGTTTGAGCCTATCCGTGATAAGGATGGTAACGTACATAATGTGGATATTCCATGCCGGAATCTTTTGTTTCTTTCTATGGCTGGTAACTATGCCACTTCGATGGGGATAAAGAAAGTGGCGTATGGTGCTGTGGATTTGGGAAGTTCATGGTTTGATGGTGGTTATCTCTTTTATGAAGAAGCAAAATACCTGTTTGCGAAATCATATAAGATTAAACTCCTTGCTCCGGCAATGAATGTTCCATTTGTAAAACTAGCCAAGAAACTGAGCACACTTGATTATTCGCATCTTACTTTTTGCCCCGATGGAGAAAATGAGAAACGTAATTGCGGTGTATGTGACAAGTGCCAGAAAGTAATAAATTTATTACGTAGGGAAAAATGGAGCGAAAAATTCTTGAAGAAGGTAATGAGTTAAGCAAGAGAAAGGCTACATTGTTCTTTTCCGCATCCTCTGTAGGTGACTATACCACATTACGGGATTTCGGTATAAAGGACACGCTTGTTTCTTACTTCTACTTGAGAAAGTCACTCAAATTTTATCCACCCCAATTGGAGAAACAACATAAGGAAGGTGGTATATTTATGACGGACTCCGGAGCTTTCTCATTCATGGGTAAAAAAGTGGAGCATAAAATGACAACCGAAGAATACTGGCTTCCTTATTTGGAGGAATACGTAGCTTGGTTACATGATAATAAAAAGTTTATATTTGTTGCTGCCAACCTTGATTTGGACATGATTGTGGGTAGGGAAGTTGTTGACCGATGGAACGAGAAATATTTCAAACCGCTTGAAAAGGATATAAACGTAGTATATGTAGTACACCAAGATGCCCAAGGTGACAAGACTGGTCTGTTACGTCTTAAAGAGTATTGCCAACTACATAACTATGTAGGGTGTAACCAGACCATGAAAGATAATGCTGCCGAAATATACCGTATCACAAATGCCTACGGAACAAAGGTACATGGTTTCGCATGGACCGAAATGAACTTGTTACAAAGGTTTCCTTTCTTTTCCGTGGATTCTGTAACATGGTTGGGAGGTACTCGTTTTGGTACTACTTATAATTACGATGGGAAAAATTTTAGCACTATTGACTATAAACATAAGTATAGGAGAAAGGCTAACCGAATCAAATACGAGGATGCCGGATTAAGTATGGATGATATCCGTGATGAAAAACGTATTCCCATAAATAACATGAATCTGCTTGGGTGGTTGGGATTCCGTAGAGAATTTCTTAAAATCGCCCATTGCAAATTAAAGAATAAACCTGTTTTGTATTACGATAAAACAAGAAGATAATATGGCAACTGACACAATTGAAAAAAGAACTGAGGCTGTACGTGGTACAGAAGATGCCGACTTGTTGAAAAGACACCTATGTCCTTTCTTTGAGAAAGGGGGATATCCTGACTGCATGACGTGCAGAAAAACTGAGGATAATCTTCTTGACTGCCGGGAGTATTATCTTAAACGGATAAAAACTCTTCCTATGGATATATGGTGTGAGGAGTTTGACAAATTTATTGTCAATACCCGTGACAAGGTATCTGTTGACGAGATTATAGGTGTGGGAATGAACTGTAATTCTTGTTACATCTATGATAAATGCCCCATGTACAGAAAGGATTTTGCCTGTGGTATAGATTGGGGTGACAAGAAACCTACTACACCTGCCGATATGATGGATTTCCTTATTGATATCCAGTATGAGAGGGTAAGAAGAGGTTCCGTTATTGAAAAGGTTGACGGTGGTGTTGCCGATGCAGGACTTTCCGGAGAAATTGACCGACTTAATGACTTGATGGCTGCAAAAGCCGAATTGGGTAGGGAACGCATATCGGTAAATATCGAGGCTAAAGGTGCTGCTGGTGGTACTGCCACTTCTGCCGGCGGTGGTATTCTATCCAAGATATTCGGTGGTGCTCCCAAGGAGATAGAACAACCGCCTACCATTTCCATTCCGGCAAAACCATCCTCACGGGAAGATATAGTTGATGTGGAAGAAATAGTGGAGGAAAAGAAAGCCGAAAAAGTTTCACGTAAACGAAAAAAATAATGAGAAAACCGAAACGCAGATTACATTCTACGAAATATCATAAGAAACCTAGACAGTTATGGAGAACAAACGTACCCAAGAACTCTTCCGCTACTTAGTGGGAAGTTCTATTGAATTTAGAGTTCCCAAAGGTTATGAAAAACCTTTGAAATCCTTAACCGGCACTAAAACCAAAATTTCGGAAAACACACGTCTTGCCGAACTTGCCGGAGGTGTTATATGTGTTTCCCTGCTTGGGGAAATGGCTAACTATTACCGACACCAGACTTATTACCCTATGATAAGGGGAAGTATTGTACTGGGAAGGTACTATGAACGCATAAATGACTATCTGGATACTCCTACCGAAGAGCGTGCCGAAAGGCTTATAGACCTCTTGCGCCATGAGAAACCGAAATTCCGAGATACTATTATAAATGCCATAGGATACTTTTGCGGTATTTATAAAAGTAAGAGAGATATGTTTTCATCTTACCTTAATCGTTCCGAGAAATTATTTATTCTATCATTCTAATTATACTTAATATGAAAATAACTAGTATTTATCCCGGCTATATGGGAGAGGTAAACCGATTTGGAATCGGTATGCCATGTACTTTTGTACGTTTGTCCGGATGCAATCTGAGATGTTACAAGTCAACCAAAGGGTTTTTTTGTGATACTCCGGAAGCACTGAATCCGGATAGTGGTGTTGAAATGGATTGGAGAAAAATCCTAGACAAGTGTTATGCTTTTGGTCATAATGTAATCTGCCTTACTGGGGGTGAACCGCTACTTAAGACAAAAGAAACACTGATATTACTTGACATCCTTATTCGTGCAGGATTCTTTATCGTAGTGGAAACTAATGGTTCTGTTTCTTTGAGCGATTATGTTTCTCTGAGAAAAAAACTAAGTGATAATGACAGTACACCTGTAAGCCATATCTCTTTTGTGGTTGACTACAAACTGAATAGTACAGGGGAAACCGAAAATATGCGCCCCGAAAACTGGATGCTTATGGATGAACACGATTACCTTAAATTTGTCATAGACGATAACTCCGATTATGAACAAATGAAATATTGGATAACCACACATCCCAGATTTAAGGGTAATATAGCTGCCGGACTTATGTGGGGTTCCGCTCTTACTTATGCTCTGCTTATGGAAAAACTACAGGAAGATAACCTGTCTAGTTTTGTAGTGTTGAACATGCAGGCTCATAAGATGGGATGCCTGTATGACAGGGAACGAAAAAAATTAGCTTCATTATATATCCCAAAAGACTTGTAGTTAACAATATTATTTGTATCTTTGAAGCGGAACAGAATTTCGTAGTTGACGTTTCAGAATGTGTAATTTTAAAAGTTTAACGAAATGGCTAAAATTGAAAACTTAACAATCCTCAATCCGGCAGATAAGACACATTTGTATGCTGTTGCGATTGGTAAGGGTGCTCCGGCTGATACTGATGATAGATTGGTTACGGACACTCATGTATTCAAAGTAGGTTCACAGTACACTGACTTGACAGGTAAGAAATTCTACATTCGTGTAGATACCAAAAAGGTTGTTGCTGACTGGGCTGAAATTGGTGCTGGCGCTTAGAACTTTTTGTTTGCTTGTACGATAGATTCATTTGTAAACTTAATTGGTTTTTTGGAAGAGGAGCTTGAGAAAGTTCCTCTTTTTTTGTGTCCATTCAGATAAATCTGTTATATTTGCATCGGTCAAAGCAAAATCATATATAGCCTATGGATATCCTGCGTAGATTAGTTCGGTTGTATGCTCCGTTTGTCTGTACTATAACAGCCTATATTCACGGATACAAATTCTTGAATGGTTCATTGACGGACAGCTTCGTATATAATTGTTCAATCAATGCAGGATTTTCTGTGATAATGGTTCTCTATGTTATGGCTACTGCTAAGCGTATGTGTATTTGGTATAAGATGAACTTGGGATGCCTGCTAGGAATATGTGCTTGTTCTTTCATTTATAAATACACACCTATAAGCGAGGTTGTGTACTTCTATGCCGTAACGCTTTTGTCCGGCATAGGAATAATTTTCTTTCTCCTTACTCTTATCACTTACAGACTTTTCAAATCCGTATAGGTACAAACATTAATCAGTACAAGGATTACTTCAAGTCCATATTGTTTTATATTGGACAACGAGAACGGTTTGTGGTTCAGATGTGCAATGTACAGAAGTATAATCTCCGTATTCTTATGCAAGCCGAATCTCTCCCTAATATTCCTCAAATGATTATCAACAGTGTGGCGTGAGATACATAACCTGTCGGCAATTTCTTTCTCAGACAAGCCACTGACTAATAATTTCACTACTCTTAATTCAGCTTCGCTAAAATATGACATATTTACGTCATTGACAGGCTTCTTCATATACATTACTTTTGGGGTGTTATTACAAAGGTAACAAATTAGTTAAGAAAAAGGTTTAACTGGAATATAAAATGAATACCATGATTGAAATATACGACCGCATAATGGGTGTCGTGGAAGAAGTTACAGGAATCTCCAAGGATAAGATTCTCACCTCTAACTGTGAAGAATGTGTGGATGCCCGGCACATTCTAGTTTACATACTGGGTAATCGTAGTTTCTCGGATAATAAAATTGCGGAACTTACTGGTCTTACACGTCCGGGCGTATGTATCATACGTAACAACTTTAAATACAGACGTAAGCGTTATTTCGTGAATTTAAACTATGAGAGAGTTTATGCTAAAGTGTTTGAGAGTAAAGAAAAAGTAAAGGGCTAGTAACTTATTCCTTTCCCAAGAGCGAATGTTTAGCGAACTTTGGACCAATTCCTAATGAGAGGAAGATTTCTAAAAATTATCATTAAAAACTTACTATTATGACAGCGGAAGAATTAATGACCATCGCTAACATGGGTAAAGGAACTGACATGAGTTCTTATGAACATTTTATGATGGCTGAGAAATCAGCTAGACGTCCGTCAGGTGTTGGTATTGCAGGTTTGGCAATTGGTAGTACCGCCCTTCTTGCAGCCGTAGGCGCATGGATTTTCGGTGGTGTTTACGCCAACTCACAGAGCAAGGGCAACCAACGTGCTATTGACATTTTGGCTACTACTGCTTTGGCAGAACGTGCTGAGAGAGTTAATCACCAGAATAACCAAACTCCGAACAATCTGGATATTATCCGTATCATCACTAATGCACAAAGTGGAGCTGGTGCAGGCGCAGGTGCTAACGCAAGTGCTTTGGCTCAAGCAGAAGCTTTGGCTTTGTTATTGAACGGTGGTTCCGGAAGAAACGGACAGGTTAATCCTCAACCCGTAGCATTGTACCAACCGGCTATGCCGTGTTGCTGCAACACTGGATGTGGATGCAATCAGTAAAAAATTCGGGAGTTCTCTAAATAGGGGGAACTCCCTTTAACCCGTTTAAAAATGATTTGGAGTAATAATAAAGTGAAGTTGGAAATGCTTAAAGGATTAAGAACAAGTAGTAAGATGTCACTAAAGATGTCCTGTCTGGCTATTGCAAACGGCGACTTGAAAAAGGCTACAGAGATGTATGATTTCTTTGCGAAGGATATGCAGTTGCCAGATACCGACCCAGTGATGCCTACGACTTTCCAACAAATAAAAGAAACTGCTGGAACTATTCTCGGATGGTTCAACGAACATCAGGATGATGTTACAAGAACATTCAACTTTATACAATCCATAAGGAAAGGTGGACCGATTATAAATACCCCGACCACACCTCCGGCGGATATACCTCCATTACCTACTGAATAAAATTTAGAATATTATGCAAGCATTTGAAATGAAATTGTTTATCTACGCTGAAACGGAACAGGAAGTAGAAGAGTGCAGAAAAGCGGTGCACGCATTTATTGAGGAAAATCGTAAGGAAGGACGTGCAGTTACCGCAGGCAAACTTACCACCGCATTAGGACGATGGAAGTCCAATATGTTTGTAAAGGCAGGAATTATTAATTTCTTAAACAGTTAAAGTTATGGCTAAAGAAGGTTGTGATAAAAATTGCGCTACCTGTGATATAGGTAATAGAGCGTATTGCGCAGTACAGCTAGGTTTGAAGAATCAGGAGCTACTTATGAACATGCAGACTATTGTTTCAGGACTGATTCAGGTTTTAACCCCTATCCTAACACCGGGTAGCGCCCCTATACAATCACCGAATTTGGGCGGTGATGTACCTGCCGAGGAAAAACCCAAGGCGGAAGAAGCCCCAAATAAAAAATAAATCTAATTGAATAAGGATTATGATTAACGTAACACCTATTGCAATTTCGGCTACCTCCCAGCAATATGCGGTGAGCATAACCGAGAACCTTTGCCAATGCTATTGTCTGAATGCAACGGTTCAACCACAGGCTGACGTGAAATTTTCCGTAGCCAGCCAGCAAGTTCTTAACGGAATGACGTATCTTACTATTTTGGCTAAAGGTAGTATTACCTACATGCCACGAGGTAACAACCCTAGATGCTGCTGCCGGCCTCTTACAAGAATGTTCACTGAGAGCTTCGATGTTATTTTTGCAACTGCTGAAACAGCCGCACCTACTCTTACAGTAGGAGAAACTCTTGAATCGGCCGCTAATGTGAAATGTAACGGAAACGTACATGGGTATAACTTGCTTACACCTGTGACTATTGCATTTGCTACCGCAGCAGAAGCCGCTTCTGTAGCCGTAGCTAAGAAATAAGAATGATTGACTTAATCTACATAATGCTAATAGCTGTCCTATTTAACCATTTGGGGCTTGCAGAAATCATAACCTTTCATAGTAAAAAGAACGTGATTCTGAATTGTTCTAAGTGTCTTACCTTTTGGACAACACTGGGATACTCCTTGTTCATTATCGAACAGGGGGTTATTCCCAGCCTCTTTTACTCATTCACTCTGGCGTATTTGGCATTATGGGTTGAGCTTCTTCTTAATGTTTTTAATTACTATTACACCAAAAGTTATGGGAAAATATATCAAGCCGAGGACGATAAAACAAGCTCCTCCGAAAGTGATAAACTGCCCTAATTGCGGAAAATAAAAACTAGGACGATTATGACTAAAGATGAATTGATGGACAAATTCTGTTCCGTCTATAATGAGGCTACTACAGCAAATGATGCCGAGGATATCAAAATATCCTTGCTTGCATTTAAAAAGGCTTTCACTGTTCTTGCTGATGTAAATCCGAGAATGGCTAAAGAAGTTCTTGAATGCTATGAGGGTACTCTCAAATACTATAACTTCCTTACTGAGAATGAAGCCGAGGAAATTGTTGCTGCATTCCAGAATCAGGATGGTAGTAAGGGACCCAAATGGCGTGACCCCGATGAACTGTTTGAAAAGGTTGAGGAACACGATGGTAAGATTGAATGCGAACCTTACTATAATAAGTGGGCTTTGTATGTCGCAATGAACAAAGCCGCTTCCGACCAGAACAGTGTCATACTGAAATGGATTGGCGATGATAAGGATAAATACCTTGTCGCTTGCTATGACCTTGCTTTGACTGACTTGAAGGACAAAGACCGTCCCTACTGGATTAGAAAATATTTCCATGTAGAAAGTAAATTCTAAAAATTTATTCTAAACGGGTGTTAGGGTGGTTACTGTGAAGTAGCTGCCCTATTTTATGGCGTTTTGCAAGCTACATTATTTTTTGTATATTCACTCGTAACTAAAAACAAAATGCCATGATAAGTTTAGGAATTATGACTGTCACGCAGCTAAGTTTAAATTTTACCGAAGCACTTGAAGACTTTCCTGTCATAGTGCGCAGAAGAATATGCGATGAAATAGGAATCATTGAAAAACAATTCGCAAAAGAGAAACTGTGTGGAGAGTTACAGATGAAAACTGATAATTTCATATCCCCCGACCAGGCAATCAAGTTTCTTACTAAAGCTGCCGGATGTGAATACACTTATGAGGACGGTTTATCTTTCAAGGATTTCGCTTCCTGTGAAGTTATATTTTACAATATTGATAAAGTTCCTCTGGGTTGTTCGTTCAGTATTCAGGAAACTATTCCGATGAAGAATACCGAGGATGCCTATGTTTTAATCTGTAAACTTATTCCGTATGCTTAAAGAAGGAATGATTGTTACCGTCCACCATGATTGTGGAGTTATTACGGGTCCGTACCGTATCATAGAAGTACAGGGTGACAACCATACGGAACCGTCTTTTTCCGATGCTGTCGAATTGGGTTCTGGTGCTCCGGAATCTAAGCCCCATTATCATTTGCTATGTAGAAAAGTAGGTGAGAAGTACGGTTTCTACCGTCTTATAGGTTATGACGATACACTGCAAGATGTATGGGGTGGTAGCCATTTGGTTATTGAGAATGAAATATCTATTAATTTTATAATACTATTACTACAATGAATGTCGAAGATATAGCAATTTGGATTCTCTATGATTCCTCTCATTATGTGGTGGGTTATGTAGGTGATACTCCCAGACGTTCCGGAGTTTACGCCAATATGCAATATATTCCACTTATAAAGGTTAATGATACGTATTATTACGTGAAATATGTGGATGGAAATGCAGTAGTGGACTACAATAATCCATACGAGTATGAGTAGGGATGAAATTGGGCAACAGCTTGTAAGTCAGTTTACCCGTTTACGAACATACGCAAAATTTCTATGTAAAGACCCCGATTTAGCCGAGGAATTGTTCCAAGATACTTGCTTGAAAATACTGGAGAACTATGATAAATATGAGGATGGTACATTTTTCGGGGCTTGGTCTGCCACGGTAATGAGAAATATCTTCATTAATGATGTAAGGTGGAATAGTCGTTACCATTTCGAGGACCTTACTCCTGTATCTGCCCGTATAGATAATAGTGGCGACCATCTTGTGCATGAGGAAATTCTTGAAACGGTGAGAAAACTCCCACCTTATCTACACGAGCCTATTACCATGTATATAGATGGTTTTTCCTACCAAGAGATATCCGACCAGTTGGCTATTCCTATGGGTACTGTAAAGAGCCGGATATTCTCTGCACGAAAAATATTGGCTTCTGAACTAGGTGAATACGTATAATCTTTATATATTTGTGAAATATAAATATTTTAGTCTATGGGTGCAGGAGTTGATAACAGAGGGCGAATAATGCAATGTATGAGCATTGATGTCGCCAACAGCGTTTCTGATTCAGTAGTTCAGACTACTGATTCTATAGTAAGAGTATATGCCGAAACTGATGTACGGCTTTGGTCGTTGGAAAAATCTGATTCTGAGGCTATGGGTGCAGGAGTTGCGATACCTGCCGGCATGGTTGAGTATTTTGGGGCATTCCAAGGTACTTTTATCAAGGTGGAAGGTACTGCCGAAATTACTAACATAAGAACTGTGTGATGGAAATACGTAATAAAGAATCCTTGTTCATCATACAGGACGGTAAGGAATATGTAGTACGACAGGGAACTGTCGGAGTTGAACGAAAGAGAATCGTTTTCTTCTATGATACTACAAGAACTGCTGCTGTGGGGTACTCACGGGATTTCTGTCTTGACAGTCCGGATTTATTCTCTGTCAGTCGGAATCTTACTGATAAGGATGTTTCCTTGAGAGATGTGAAAAAAGTTGTGGAGAAACATCATAACGGACTTTCTCCCGATGTTTATGCAAACTTGTTGAACGATTTAGAAACTCTTTAATATGCTGGATAGAGGTAAAACTGATTACGAACTCGGAATTAAGGTACATAAGGAACTTATCACTAATGGGGTTGAAACCCCTTTGGAAGTAAGTGAAGCCCTTACTTCCGATGATAAGAAAAAAGTTATTTCGGAATCTGTCAATAATATAATGACTGTATTAGGTCTGGATATGGATGATGATTCACTTTCAGACACTCCGAAAAGAATCGCCCGTATGTATGTGGATGAAATATTTTGGGGACTTGATTACCATAATTTTCCCAAGATAACCACTATACAGAATAAGATGCGGTACAGTAGTATGCTTCTTGAACGGCATATAAAAGTTCACTCGACTTGTGTTCCGGGTTGGCAAATGGTAAATGGAGTTGAAGGGCAAAAAAAGGCAAATGCTGTACGTGTAGGAGATAAATTATGGACTATATGTAATGGCATCCCAGTGCACACTACTGTGGAAAAAATTTCTACACATAAGGCAGATAGTATTGTTAAGGTTACGTTAAGTAATGGAATCTCATTTCATGTAACCCCAGACCATCCGCTGAAAACAAAGTGTGGGTGGGTTGAAGCTGGTGATTCTCTTGGTGAGAAAGTAGAGTATATAAATGCTAGAACCTTTTCCAAAGATACTTTCCAGTTTAATATCTGTAAGGAATTAGGCTACTATCTTGCTATCGTGGCGGCTGAATGTTCTATTCAAGATGATAGGAGAATTTGTCTTGAAACAGAGAATGAAGAGGTTGCTGATTCTTTTATTAATGCAGTAAAAAAAGTTTTTGGAAAACTCATCAATAAAGAATCCATATTGAAACCAAGTTCTTTCACCGGAAAGAAAATACGTCAATATCGTGTAAGATTGGTATCTTCTCAAATTGCTAAGAGAACTTTACGGATGCTTGGAATACCCTTTAATACTATTGGATGTGGGTCTAAAACCTTTAAATTTCATCTACCAGAGATATGTAAACATTACTATTCTGTGTGGAGGGGATTTATTGAGGGATATATTGCAACTGATGGAACTCACTATATAGGAGATAAACAAGAGTATAAGAGAATTATAAGTTCTAATAAAAACTTCATTGAAGAGTTGTGCGCCTTTTTAAAGAAATCTGTTCCTAAAGGTTATACTAATGCGGTTTCTACCAGACCTTGCTATCAGGTAAATATAACTTCTGATGAGCACAGTCGTGAATGGTTTAGAAAACATGGTTTTAATAAGGATGAACTTTCCCTAGATTTAGGGGAGTCTTATTTTGTCGAGGTAGTTTCTATTGAACATATAAATAAACCTACTAAGGTTTATTCCTTTAAATGTAGAGAGCACTCCACATTCTGTATTTGTGGTGTCTTGACGCATAATTGCGAACATCATTTCATTCCCATTATGGGTGAGGCTTTTATCGCTTATATTCCGAACAATACCGTTATCGGGCTTTCCAAAATTAACCGTATTGTAGAATTTTTCTGTCGTAGACCACAAGTTCAGGAAAGACTTTGCGAACAAATTTATTATGCTTTGAGTTATATACTTGATACGGATAACGTAGCCGTTCTCATAAAAGCGGAGCACACTTGTGTGAAGTTGAGAGGAATCGAGGATATAAATTCTGATACTGTTACCTGTCGTTTGGGAGGAGATTTCTATGAAGGAGAACTGAAACAGGAATTTTACCAAATGATAGCGATTGGATAATTATTAGGTTTAGGTTAATGATTGAAGTAGAACTTCTGACGTTGTTACTCCCCAGCAATCCGGCCGGGGAGTTTTATTTTTCATATAGTGATGAAGGTACACTCGGTACTCATTCCGTTACTATCAAAGGTGTTAGGGAAGGTTCTGATTGGTTTTTGTCTATACGTAGTGAAATTCCGGGCAAATTGTTATGGGGAGTGAACAGACACAAATTTTCAGGAAACTCCTATAATGCACTGGTCGAAGGTATAAATCTAGTCATACTTGATTTGGTTCGGGCTGGTTTACCGGAATATCATGTGCTACTTATCAAAGGTTGCAAGCGTTTTGTAAAGTCGAAATAATTTTGTACATTTAAGTAAACCAATTATTACAAACTATGTCACATTCATTAATTGACTTTGTACGTCCTGTAGAAAGAGGTTTGAGAGGAAATTCTATGTGGCTTCCTGCTGGTGAAAAATCACTTCCTGCTGGAGTAGCTATCTGTGCACTTAGAAAAAATACCCTTTTCTTTTTTGAAGTGGCCGAATCTGTACAGGTAAGAAACTCTCCGAATACAACTCCTGTATTTATTGAGCCGGGAACATTGTTTTCTCCGAAATTTGATGTCACAAAATATGGGTACACCAAATTCTTACTCTCCGAATGCCGGCTTCTTACGGCAATTGAATATGGACAATATAGAAAATTACCTTTAGTATGATTGAGGAACTAAATCGCATAACAACTACAAATCCCACTGTTTTTGGCGTGGGTGCTTTTTATGATATTACTCGGAGCTTTATAGTGCATTCGGGTGAGTACATATTATCTCAAACAGGCTCAAACAAGTTTATGTTTGAACTGGCGGATTCTGTTGATTTGTCCAAGGATGGAACAAGGATGATGTTCCCTGTTTCTGGAAGCGTGGTAGCGATGCCGGATGAAGCAGACCCTCTTGAACTTATTGACGTTCCCAGTTTTCCTGTAAACTCATGTAGGTATCCTACTAAGGAGGAACTGGAAATATATAAAAATGCCCCTACGATATGATTACGGAATTGCTTATAGGAATAATAGCCCTTTTGGTAGTGACTGATTTGTTTATTATAATATTTTTCTGTAAATATGTAAGGTTGAAAAACCAAAAGGAGAATGAATACTATACAGACTATCTGCACAATAATTTAGTGCTGAGAGTTTTCAAGGCTGAGTTTGAATTTCAGGCGGTATCTTCCCTAAGAGTAACAAAGATACTTGATAGGGGAAACCTTAATATGTATTATTTATGGGTATTATTTGAAAAATGAATATAAACGAAATTGCAAAGCGCGCTTACAAGCGTGCACTCGAACGGGGCAAGATTACCGAGGTGTCTAGTCCTACTGCACAATATGCAGAATGTGCAGAAAGTCTTAAGGATGAATTTTGTGAACTCCTTGGAGCTTCCGAAGATACTTCTTCCGAACATCTTTCGGAATACTCCGAAGTTCAGGAAGAAATTACTGATATACTTATTGTCTGCCTTACTGAACTGTATCGTAGAAATGACAATGTGGAAAGAATAATAATGCGTAAAATAGATTATAATGACAAAAGGATTGATTGAAAAACCATCAGACGCTTCATCAAAGTTGGTGCAAAAGGCACTGTCTGACCAGCGTTCTGTAATTGAAACGTATTTGTTTGAATACTGTGAGAAAAATAACATACCGGAATCCGAACTGAAAGGACGGTTGGGTATCGTGCTTTGTGTTGAAGAGCATTATATAGGGGTTGTGAACTGTACTGAACCGGATAAAATACTTGTAGGGGCAAAAATCGAAAGCACCCTTGGAGGATTCCATGTGTCCGTATTCGGTTCCGAAAACCTTGAGAAAGATTATCCTAAAACTCACTTTACTATAAAATACTTTACTGTATGATGGAAAGAGCTTTGACCGCAAATTATGTTACTGACTGGGCTGTTCTGGAAGAAGATTCAGTACAGTATGACAAGGAAACAATTCCTTATGTATATAAGGCTATATTGCATATACAATCAGAAAAGGGTTCCAAATATGAACCATCTGCCGGCGAAATAAACAGAGTGGTATCTTATATGAGAGCGTCACAATGAAAGGTTATTGCACAATTAATTCGGACGCTTCTGTTAATATTATCACTGGAGAAGCCGGTTATGCACTCTGGATTAATTGTGATTTAGTCACTGTAAAAATATGGGCGCCATTCAAGAATCCTACTTGGGATTCCAATATTGCCGAGATATGGTCTGTAATGAACGGGATACACTGGGTGATAAAAAACAAAATCCCCGTTGAGATTCTTGTTATCAATGTAGATAACAAATGTTGCAGGGACATAGTAAACAGGAAAAACCATATATACAAGAATGAGGCGATTGAAAAATTGCGCATTGAAATGCAGACTATTCTTGATAGGAACTTTCCATCTTACTATGCTAAAAACATACGGGGGCACATGGATATAAAACATCCGAGGTATGTTGTTAACAGGTGGTGTGATGAATATGCCCGTAAGGCTAGAATACTGAAAATCTGTGGGAAATCCGTCAATAATAAGGCTCCTTAGATTGGTTTATTTGAATTAATATTGTATATTTGCTCCATGTTTAAACAGTAAATATTATGGCCAATATCAATAGAGAAACCGTAGAACGTATGAGAGCACTTCTTGCATCATGGACAGTGTTCTACCAGCAAGCCCATGTATTCCACTGGAATATTGTCGGACCGAGTTTTAATGAGCTGCATAAATTGTTAGAAGAGTTGTATCTTGAAGCCGTGTCAAATTCTGATAGTGTTGCGGAACGAATCAGACAGTTAGGGTATCCTATTCACCTTACATTGCCCGAAGCCGCTTCACTTTCAGAAGTTGAAGGCTTTCAAGATGCCACTGAACCACGTGCCATGATTGAGGCTACTCTGATAAGCCTTATACAACTTACAAACTTGCAGAACGAAATTTATTCCTCTGCAAATGAACAGAATGATTATGTCACTGTGGATTTAATGACACAGCTAAGTAAATGGAATGAGTTGAAAAGCTGGTTCCTTACCGCATGGACTCAAGATAAAATATAGATAGTCTTTTAGTCGGTGTTTATAAGTAGCTTTATTTACATTTGCCTTCCCAAAGCGTTGGGAAATTAGTTTATTTAGTTTATACAGGAAAAGGAGTTGCTTGTGAAAGTGGCTCCTTTTATTTAACTTAAAACTTACCATTATGCACTTAGAATCAACTTGTATAGATATGTCGGCAGAGAAAATCCAAGCCATATTGGAACGTAGTAAACCCATAAACTATAAATGGCTCATATCTAAAATACGAAAGCATCTTCCCGAATTATATTCGGATTTATGTTTGGACTTCTATAATCCTTATAAAAATCAGTGCCGGGTAACTAAAGAATACTATATTCTTGTACATTCGGCAATAGAGTTCTTTATTAGAAAACTTTAATAACAGTGGTATATGTCCAAAGTAAAAGTAGGAAAACTCAACCGTGGCGACTTGTTTAAATACAAAGGTGCGATATATGAGGTAATGTATATGACAGGTTGGAGTGTTTGTTGCAGGTATGTGAATGATAAGTGCAATTACGGTACTTGGTGGGATTATCATCTTTATTGTGATTTTAGTATTCATACAATTGTTGAAATATGAAAAAAATTACGTGCAATATGGCAGCTTATTAAAATTTGAATGAATTAAATAGCCTTGGACGGGCTTTGTAAAATCCATATTGATATGAAAAAGTACATTGGAACAAAACAGATTGAAGCAGAACCTATGACAAGAGG